GTAGTTCACACCCATTATAGTATCTTCCTAAAGATTTTGCAACCATCGCAGTGGTTCCAGATCCCATAAAAGGATCTAATACTATATCACCCTTTTGAGATCCTGCTAAGATACAAGGTTCAATTAAATCAGGTGGGTATGTTGCAAAGTGTGCATCACGATATGGTTTGTTTGTCACAGACCATACTGATCTTTTATTCTTAGTAGGATAAGATTTACTCAACCCAGTGTGAGGGGATAAACCAGTGCCAGGATTATGATACTTACCTTTAGTGCGATCTCTGGTGCCCCAATCTTTTGCGGGTTCTTTGATTGCTTCATTGTCATAATAATAATTCTTGTTCTTACTGAAAAGAAAAATATATTCGTGTGCTTTAGTACATCTATCACGAACTGACTCGGGCATAGGATTAGGTTTATGCCAAATAATATCTTGTCTCAAATACCACCCATCTTTTCTCATTGCAAATGCAAACATCCATGGGATACCAATCAAATCTTTCTCTTTATAACCCTCTAATTTATTACCACGCTTTGATACTTTGTCTGGTAGATCTTGTTTAGTTTTAGATACAGTTTGCTTTGGGTATGCTTGTCCTTTACCAGGTCTATAGTTGTAATAACTATCGCCAAGATTAACCCAACAGGTTCCATCATCAGTAAGAACATTTCTTACCTCTCTGAATACCTTTACTAACTCATCAATAAATTCTTCTGGAGTTTGCTCTTGACCAATCTGTGATTGCTCACCACCATAATCTCTCAACCCATAGTACGGTGGTGATGTAACACACATCCTTGCTTTCTCATCAAACTGCTTGAGTGTTTCTCTACAGTCTCCATATAATATAGTATCTTTCATCCGTAAGTCGCAGCGTTGTAATGTCTTCTAGAAGGAGGATAAAGATCCTTAATGACTCTGACCTTCTTGTAAATTTTTAGAAGTTGTTCAGTTGTCAATTCCATACTGGGAGAGATCGTATTTTGCGAGAACCAATGGTTCGCCTTTGCGTGGTTGAGGTTGTCCAATTTTCTCCAAGATTTGTGCAGGGATTTTTTTCTTTGTGATGTCATATGGGATAGGTGCGTTTGCTACACATACTCTAACACATTCCCACTCTTCTTGCGTTAGTTTATCCATTCTGGTTTACGGTCTGGTTTACGAAGATAGTTATCTGCTACCCAAGGTTTAGATGCAACGTAACGTTTGTATGCAGTGAAGATATCAATACTCATGTCGTACTTGAACTTGTCAGGACCTGCAAATACAAATGGTGTAGGACGAAATGGTAATGGTGTTTCAGGTAGAATCTTTGTTGCTTCTAACAATGTTTCTTCACAACTATGAACTTTACCATAGCGATAGGTATACTCTTCACAAAGTGCAAGACCATGTGCAAGTAACCACCACGCATTCTGTAATGAATCATTTGCCCATACTGTACAAGGGTGATTGCGAAATGCACCCTTCTCAGTCTTGTAATATCCACCCTCTTTGCGTGGTAATCTACCGTAACCATGACCCCACTCTACAGAACAAACAATAGAAAGCATTTGACATGTTTCTAGAGGCATCTTTACAACGTGCTTATCAGGTAAGTGTTGTGCAGATACTGTAGGGTCGGGGTCAGTTACAAAGATGTTCATTTGTCAAGATACTTTTTGATCATTTCAAAGTTATCATCCCACTTAGCAAGGTGCTCTAGTTCTACTTCCATCGCTGCAATGATATCAGGATGTTCACCGATACCTACAGGATTGGAAAGATATACTTCTAGGTTTGCTTTGTGTTTTTGAATGTGACCTTGTGCATGTGCTTTCAATGCACGGAGTAAATCATCTCTCATTTGTCCTCTACAATTTTTACTTTGTAAATGATGTTGCGAGCATTTTTCTTTGCAAAGTGCAAATCAATACGCTTCTTGATATAGTATAGCACAATCAATACGATTAGGAATTGAATACCTTCACCCCATGACATATTCCATGCATCTACAAGGTCTAGTTGTGCTGCTGCGAGCATATGTGAATCCATTAGCGATCTCCTGCTGCACGGTTTTCAGATCTCTCAATAGAGAACTCTCCACCAGGATAACGCTTAAGAAGTTTGTGAGTATTACCGAGAGTAATCTCATCAAAAGAAGCACCGAGTGCCATCATTGCCTGAGCAATGTACCACATACAGTCTCCAAGTTCAATTTTCATGTGATCAATATTGTCTTGATTATATGGTTTACCTTGGAAGGTAATTTTTTTAACAATCTCTGCAAACTCACCTGCTTCAGCACTAAGACCAATAGCAGAAGTAAGTAAGCGTTGAATGTCAGCACCCTGATCTTCAAGAGAACCAATACGCTCTAGGAAAGAGTCAGTATATTTGGTTTCGTCAGAGGTGACTTCATCTACAAATTCGCAGTATTTCTCGTAATCAACTTTGGGGATCTCGTTAGTGATCTCCTCCTCTTTGATGTTCGGAGTTGCTTGGAATCCTTGCGCCATAATTAAAAATTAAGTTTTGAAAGTTTGCTTGCAGTAAATCTCTTTACGAGTTCTACTTTCTCTTCATCGGTGCCTTGGTTGGCATCTACGAGATTGTTCTGCGCCGACTGTTCTACATCATACAGCCTCATCTTCGCTCTGTCAATACCCACGCAGAATCTTTTATTAATAGTAGGGTCATTATATCTATTCTTCAATTGCTTGACCATAATCTGATTCATACCTTCAAGTTCTTCGGTGCTAATAAGGGCAAACATAATGTCAGCAGTAGCAGGGAGACCAAAGGATTCAGAAGTGTCAGTAAGGTCAACATCAGAGCTGCCATAACCTGAACGAGTGGTCTGTGTAGCAGATACGATAGGGACGTTTGCTTCACAAGCAAGTCCTCTAAGTTCTTCTGCAATACTCTTAATATATGAATATGAATTGATAGTGCCACCCTGCTTATAGCGGGAGGAAGCGCATATATTAAGGTAATCAATGAAAATAATATCAGGCTTGAATGATTTCTTAAGAGCGAGTTCATTAAGCAAAGCACGGAAGTGTCCACTGTGTGCAGATGCAGTTGGATACTCTTTAATTATAAGTCTTCCTTCAGTCTTCTTAGCAAGATTATTAATCTTACCATCAAACATAACTTTAGGAAGTGATGCTATGTCTTGGATATTAACATTGAGAAGGTTCGCGTCAATACGCTCCGCGATCTTTTCTTCTGCCATCTCCAATGTGATGTAGAGTACGTTCTTCCCTTGTAGAAGTGTTGCAGAGGCCATGTGACACATAAACAATGATTTGCCCACCCCAGTGCCAGCGAGTGCCACATTAAGCGTCTTGTTAGATATACCGCCCTTCGTGATCTTGTTGAAAAATTCCAGATCAAACGGTATTTTATTTTCAACTTGGTGATAAGATTCATATCTTGCATCGGAATCTGAGATATAATCGTGACCGATATGTGCATCAAAAGAAACACCTAATGCCTCACTTAAAATGTGAGGTATCGCACCTTTGTCACGATCTTTGTCTTGCCCTTCTGCAATTTTAATAGAAGACATCAATGCCAAATAAATGGCACGTTCCTGACACCATTTTTCTGTGGTATCATACAACCATTCAAGGTTATTATCTTCGTAAGTTATTTCTTCAACAATTCTTTTAATCGTATTGTACGATTCATCGGTGAGATCGGTGCGTTTCTCTAACTCAATGAATAGAACTTCCTTCGTGGCAAGACGATTGTAGGTATTTATATAAGATTCAATCTCTTCAAAGATCAAACGATAGTTTACATCAGTAAAATAGTCTTTCTTCATGAAGGGTACTACCTTTCGGCAATACTCCTCATTGAATAACATATGTGTAGTAATGAGGAGTTCTGTGTTCATAGGTAGTGAAGATAAGATCCAATAATGTACTTTGCTCTAACCGTACATGGGTTACCTTTATGAGGATATTGCCAAGTGGGAGGGAACATCAATAGTCTACCTGCTTCAGGTTTAATGTATTGATGCCATTTTGTAAATACTGTTTCCCCACCGTTGGGTTTGTTTAAGTATAAGAAGAATGCTAGGTATCTTCTAGCAGAATTGTAATCACCTACATCAATGTGTTCTGAGAACTGATCAGGTTTTCTGTCTTGTACACAAGTATCACATGGTTCGTCTCGTTGCTTCCATGGATTATACTTCTTAATACGAAATTCTTCAAGTGCAAGTTTCTCTGGTAATTCAAAAGTAAGACTGCACTCTGTCTTATAGATGTTAATAAATTTTAGAAAACTATTCTGAAGTTTTTGATGCACGTCAGAGTAGTCACCATTCTCTCTAGAGAGTTCTGTAAGATTCAGTTGTGTAAATTTTGGCGTAGTGTTTCTTTCTACACGATCATGGAATGATGGATTGTTCTCAAAGATATTAATTAGTTCTTTGGCAAACTTTCCATCAATTACATTATCATATGTACGCACATAGTCTCTTAGTTGCTTCATGCTCCGTACATAAATTCTTTCTTTGCTGCCTCATCAAGTGCTTGCATTACTTCGGACGTGAAATACTTATCAGGAGAGGCAAGAATAGACTTAGGATAAACGCTAGATTCACCAAACTTGATACGAGTCCCATTGCGTTGGAAGACTCCGTGTTTAATACCCAATTCCAGTAATCCGTAATACTTGTCAAGTCCACGGTCGTAGTAAAGACGGGTCTCAACATCAGCATTCTCCTTGGTCAGTCTTGATTTTTGTGTTTTACATTTGATAATATTTCCAACAACCTCCGTACCATCTTTTTCCTTCTTCTTTGATAGATATATAATTGTTGATGAAGCGTATTTGAGTCCACTTCCACCTCCCATTTCTTTCATCGGGACATACGACCCTATTACATCATATGTATGATTAGTAACTAGCATTGGAACGTTTGCTTTGCCTAATTTTAACGTAAGCACACGAAACGCACCTTTGATTAGTTGAGATTTAGTCATGTCTCTAACTTGTTTATCGTTAGCAACATCTTCAATCTCTTTAGCTGTGGAAAGCATTCCCAAAGAATCAAGAACGAACATCATAGGTTGACGATCTTCCTTCGGTTGCTCCATATATTTGTCAAGGATACGACACGATTGTGTACGGAACTCTTCAATAGTAGATACAGGAACGATCATCATACGATCTGAATCCATACCTCTACTCTCAATCATATCTTTGCTAATGGCAGACTCAGATTCAAAATAGATAACTCCTGCTTCTGGGTTAGATTCCAAGAAATGCTGAACAATGCTAAGACAAAAGAAAGTCTTACCAGTGCTTGACTCACCTGCAATAGCAGTGATCTTGTTACCTGGTACTCCACCATAAATTGAGCCAGAAACCAGAGCGTTGAAGATATGGCTACCAGTATCAATGAAGTTATTTGTATCACCTGCAGCGATTCCATCGCTGACCAGTGCGGCATACTCATTGCCAATCTCCTTTGCTACGTCTTTTAGAAAACTCATGCGAATAAAAATTCTAGTGTTGCGATTTTTTCAGGCTTCCAGCCTATAGTATCCAAGATGACCTTAAGAGGGTCAAGAAATGACTTCTCAAATTGTAGATCATAATCTATACTATTGTCAAGCCCCAATTCTTTGGGAAACTGTCCCATAAACGAAATCACATTCTCTGTAATCTTGTTAGGAGTTTTCAAATAGATGAACTTGATCTTCTCACCGTCTCTTACAAGGGGATACTTGTGGGTGAGTTTGTTCTTTTTAATGTAGTGATTATATAGTAGAACTCCACGAACATGAATAGGAGTTCCTTTACTGTATAGTGTGGCAGGATTAGACCACTTACCAATACCATTACATCCACGAGGAAATGCAATATCTTCAGGAGGTAGAGTGCTAAACTCTTCACGAAACTCAGCAATAAACTGCTGAACAGACTCCTCATCCTTCTGCATGATAACCTTAAGACCATCCTTAATCTTCTGACGACAAGGTGCAGGAGTAGAAGACTTAACTGCTTCAATACCCATGATCTTTAGTTTGGGTTCTGCAAATCTGACACCTTCAATGTCCCATGCGTTGAGAATATATCGCTTCTTAGCAGTCCAGATACCTTTGTTAGCGATAGTCTCACGCTTCATTTGCATCTTTTGATCATACGCATTAACATACGTCGCCAAGGTTTGATAAGAGTTATCAATAAAAGGTTCAAGTTCCAACGAACACACCTTGTCAAGGAACGTGACAACGCTTTCATTAGTTTTCTCTCGCCCTTTGTATACACGGTCAACCAGAGGACCCAGATTGAGGTAGATACTATCAGTATCACTGGCAATAACATAATCTTCTTCCTCCGTTTTAAGTATCTTGTTTAGATACTCGTTCATTTGATTCTCAATCCAACGGATAGAAACTTGACCAGATAAAGTAATAGCTTCTGCGTTGGCAAGATTGTAATAGCGAAAATATTGATTGCCAATAGCACCATAAGCACTATTGAGTTGAATCTTTCTCGCCATTTGAATATTGTTGTACCTTGAGATTTGTTTCTCAAGATCATTTGATGGGTTCTTTTCATTCTCCTGCTTTGCTTTGAGCATAAGTTTCTTGTACAACTTACGTTCATCGTAAATCTTCTGCATCATTTCTGGCAGGAAACCATGGATGTCTTTGCGATATTGAGCGCCGTTTGCACAAACAGCATACTTACCAGAAAGGTCAACTTCTCTATTCAGTAACTTATCTACTGTAGCGTATGGATGCTTCGTGTCAACCAACGTCTCTGGCGAGATGTTGTACTGCATAATGAGGTGAGGGTATAGGGAGTTGAGATCAAAACTAACCACCCATTCGTAAAGACCTGGAATAGGTTCTTTGACGTATGCACCAGCATATTTCTCATCTTTTTTAGCGACTCTCTTCGGGGGAACTACAAGGTTTTTTGTCTTGAGATAATTGTAAATCAAGGTGTCCCACATGCGAACCTGTGAGTACACATCTTCAAAGTTTACTTTAGCATCATATGCCATAGTAACTGCAAGTTCTAGAAGACGCATCTTGTCCTCTAGTTTGTCAACCAGTTCTACGTCAATGATGTTATAGTCAATAAACTTCTGCCAGTCATTAGTATAGAATGCTTTGAAGTTATCGTGTTCAGACCAATCTAGTTTCTTCTGACCAAGTTCTACATGAGCAATGTGATCTAGTTTGTAAGACTCTTGATTTGTGTATGTAAATTTCTTATACAGATCAAGATAGTCTAGGATTGCGACACCACAAAGATTAAACTGTACATTACGACGACCCTGAATATAGATCTCTTCTTCATCAACCTTATTCCAAGGTGACAAAGACTTCATCCACTTCTCACCTAGTACACGAGATACGCGGCGACAAATGTATGGGATATCGTAAAGGTTACAGTTCCAACCAGTAATAATATCGGGAGTATTCTGTGCCCACCAGTTAATGAAATGAGTTAGCATCTCATTTTCGGTGTCAAAGATGTAATGTTCGTGTTCGGATTCAAACTCACGAATACCCCAGACAGTAAACTTCTTAGTATTCATATCTCTGACGGTGATACAGAGCATACGTTCTGCTGCTGCATCAGTATCAGGGAATCCATTCTCACATTCAACCTCAATGTCAATAGTGAGGATGTTCATCTTAGTCATGTCGTAAGAAACTTCCTCAGGAAAGTTCTCACTAATGAATTGATATAGGAAGCGATCATAACCATGAACTTCCACACCTTCTACACCTTCATACTTGGCAGCAAACTCTCTTGCTTCCCGAGCATTTTGAAATTTGATTGGTTTTACATCACGACCAGTTAATGTTTTATACTTTTCTTTTTTATTGCTAGTAATAAAAAGAGTGGGAGAAAATTCAGTACGAGACTGAACTCTCTCTCCACCTTCATACCCTCGGTAGAGGATGTTATTACCAATCAATTTGACGTTAGTATAGAAACTCACAGGGATTTGTACTTCTTAGCGATGTCTTGACTTGGATCTACTATAGTAAAAACTGACTCAGATGTCAAGAACAAGTCACGTTGTCCTGAGTAGAGGGGGTATGGTGATAGTTCACCATCTTTAATACGATGGCAGTTTTCAATGAAGAGTGATGGTTCTTCATCAAGTTCCTCCACATTACCAATCAGGTAATCATCTAGATTACCATTTTTAAGAAGGACTACTTTTAGTGCCATTTTTCTTATCGTTTAGAAGTTGTTCATATTTGTCGTTAACCTGAGTATGAGCATCGTAGACTGTTACTACTTCCTCAATACGAAGATAAAATTCACGACTGCGAGCAAGTGGACACCAAGGATAAAGAATCAAAGTAGGATTCTTTGACTCATCTTCATTCTCAGGTAAGAGTTCTTCTTCAAACTCTTCCTGTTCATCATCCCCCATGCCCCACATATCCATTTCCAATGATTCACTGTCCTCTAGGATAACAGTATATGGATCAACGAATTGAAAAGCGACTGCATTTTTATTAGGATCATCCTTTGCGCTCACTTCTTTGATGTCAGCAATGACATCTTCACCGCTTTTTAGTCTTGCGATTTTTACGGACATAATTTTTTTGACTAATTGTGTTTACAGATTCAGTTACGATGTCGTTTAAGACCTTTGACGAATTTGTATTCTGTTCATATGCAATATCTCTTGCATATTTCAAGACCGTTTCCATTATAGACGATGGTAGTTCAACTGTCAAGATCTCTCTTTCGCCTTCGTAACCTGGTGGAATGCAATTATAAAAGAAATTCATTATTACTCCAAAAGAAAAAGAGACCCCCAAGGGAGTCTCTTCAGTTCAACTGTATTTAGCGTGTTTGGAATTAGAAGGAATACTTAAGACCAACTTTTCCACCAACACCAAGGTCATCAGCGTTGTCTGCAGTGATGAAAGAAAGTTCACCATAGACTCCAACTGCCTCAGAAACAGGAATACCAAGTCCTGCTTTACCAGAGAAACGAGTCTCAGCATCAGTACCATCCACAGCGACCACAGCAGGTCCGCCCTGAACATAGTAAGAAGCAGCGCCTACTTCACCTTCATAACCTACATGAACGTCAGTAGTAGTACCAGTGTAATCGTTACCAGTCCAAGAAGAGTTTGCCTCTACATTAACGTAAGGACCAGCGAAAGCAGCGCCAGCGAAGAGAGGAGCAGCAGCTGCTGCAGCGAAAATAGTTTTAATCATTTTTAGTTTGTACCTTTTTGTCTCGTGGAGATTAACCCACGGATGGAAGAGAGACCGACTATCTCTCGTTGTTTACATTCTGTAACGGCCGTTACGAATGAATATTTAGTATAGCACAAATACCTATTTGTGTCAAATTTTGGTATCCTGCATCACCATTTCTGATGGTATCCATAAGTTTGTCTTATCAATACTCATCAGACTGATTGCTGTATTCCATATTGTTCTTGCAGTAAGCATGAACATCCATTTCCATTTTGTAATGGGCATGGGTATGGATAATTTGAATGATGCAGAGGAAACCAACAATGAGGAGGTTAAACTGAGTCACTGGGTGCAGTAGCACCCGCGTCAGAGATTTCATAGACCTTCAGTTTCTGGTGATCAGGAATTACCTTCATCAATTCTACCACAAGAAGTCCATTATTGAAACTGACTGTTCCGATTTCAACATCGTCTGACAAATTGAATCCTCTCGCGAAGGAACGTGAAGAGATACCTCTGTGCATGTACTCTTCTTCACCTTTGCTCTTCGCGGTCTTGGACTTGATTAGAAGGACGTTTGATTCTGTGGTAACTTCCACCTCATCCTTACTCCAACCAGCAAGTGCTACTTCAATTCTCCATTTAATATTTGATTCTTCAACGATGTTGTATGGAGGGTATGCATCGTTGACTGATCCCATCCCGTAGGAATGGAGTCTGTAGAATAGGTCATCAAAACCTACACTATATTTCTGTGCAGCGTCCACAACTGCATTAAGATCTTTGTGTGTGAACTTTCGTAATGATCCTGTCATTGTAATTCTCCTTAATAAAGCGAGTTTTTATGTGTGGTCCCCGTAGGCAACCGTACTATTTAACCACCATATATACTGTATGGTACTGGTGGATACCGTATTTATACTTTCGGATCTCCGTCTAAATCTTTTGTAGCTAAATACAGATAGGGTATTTGTCAAAGCATTCATGAAAAAACTACTACCTATTATTATGCTTTTGGCTGCTGGATCTGCTGCTAACGCTGGTGGATTGACGCACAAATTGAGTAGCAGTGTCCAATTAACCGTAGACGCTGCAGCAACTAACGTACAACGTGTGGGTAACTCTTACACTGTATCGGGAAACAACGTCGGCACTAGCTATACTGGCACTGGTCAAGGTGCAAGTGCAGTTACTAATGGCATTGGTCAACTAGATATCAGTTCAGGAGTGAGTTCTTTAGGTACGGTACAAGCAACTCAGGCCACCGCTGGAGAAAGTTTCAGCTTTAGCCAAGTTTACACACAAGGAGATTCAATTGTGACATCAGCACCTAGTGTTGGTGCAGTAAGTGCATACAGCAATCAAACTTCAACTGCCTCAGGCAGTGCGGGCGATTTAGCTGGAACTATTGACAGTTCTGGAACTCTCGCAATTACTGCAGGTGGTGCTGGTACTAGTGCTGTTGGTCAATTTGTATCTGAAATTTCCATCCTAAATTAAAATGAAACGACTTCATGTAGCAACTGCAGGTTTAGTCCTCAGTATTGCTCATGGATCTGCACTAGCAGTGCCTGTAGTCCCAAATTTTCAGCAAGGCCAAATGACGAGCCATACTGAAACTACATCTGAAGTGACGGAGACCATAAATTCTATGGATTATTCCACGGGATATACATATACCGTGTCAGGCACAGGTGTAAAACCTTCAGGAAGTAATATACTTCCGAGCAATATTGATACTACTTCAACAACCTTAAACGGGGTGACCTCACAATGGACAGGATTAAATCTGGGGAGCGGATCGCGCCCACAGTGGCAACAGAATACACCTGGTGGAAACTTCTCCTTCGTAGAGTCGTACATAGCCCCAGGTCTTCAAAACCACACGATCATTCAAAGAACAACGACCATTCAAAGCGTAACAGACACAACAAGTATCTTTACCCAATAGCGATATGTCTATCACAATTTGCGACTGCCCCTGTCACTCTGGCGGAGACTGTAGGGGGTGTAAGTGCAACAGCAAATCCCGTAGCGAATAGTTCGGGCTCGGTCACAAACCAGGCAATTCAGGTTTTACAAGGACCGTATATAACTAACACTTATGGAGATGGCATTCAATGTCAAGGACCTACTCTTAATTTTACACCCTATGTTACAAGAAGCGTTTCATGGGCATTTCCTTACGAGGGTTACTATGATAGCCCTGTATATAATATGCTTGACCTCATCGGTGACACTGACTCTGATGGCAACGCTATTCCAGACGGGATTCCTGACTCACCAGGAGAAATCCTCTACCATGAACAAATAAGAACTGGTCAGAAAGATAACTATAACTGGAATGCAGGTTTCTCTGCAACTATTTCTTGGCCATTGGATAGAAAAGCACAAGAACTTTGTAAGACAGCAGCAACTACCCACAACGAATATCGTAATCAACTACTTGCTAACAAGAGATTAGATTTTGAGATCGCGAGATTAAAAAATTGTGGTGAACTAATGAAGGCAGGAATCTCATTCCATCCAAAGTCACCATACTACAAAATATGTGCAGACGTAGTAGTACAGAACGTTAATACTGTACAACAACATAGACACTCTACTTTCCCTAATAACTATTCAACTAATGCGGACGACTTAGGTCTTCCTATTTCCTTGCCTTAGGACGTTTGAAGGGAGGTAGTCCTCTCTTCTCACGGAACTTGTTTGTTTGAATTTCGTTAGCAGATAACTTAGGAGGTTCTTTACCTAGCAACCTCTGAACTTTTTTAATGATTTGTTTAACAATAGGTTTTACAACTCTCAGTAATAAAGGAGTGGCAGCAGCTGCTGCAGTTGCGACTACAGCAATTGATGCTGTTGTTGTCACTTGATTTGTAGATGGTATTCCTTTTATAATCTGATCTGCAATAGTAATATCTTCTTTGATTGGTATACATTCTTTTCCTACCAATCTATACTCAGTAATTTTTTTAGTACCACTATCGGTAAGAGTACCAACGGGTTGTGTTAATTCTTGCTTTTCTGTAGGGCAGGTTGGCGCAGTTGTTGGAGGGATTTCTGGTGTGTCAGGAACCTCAGTCTCTGGAGGTGCGTTTACTGGTGGTACGGGTGCCTCGTATTCATACTCAATCTTATCCTTATCGTAGTCTATAGGATTGTACGATGGTATACCAGCGTCACAGAAAACTTTAACCCCATTGGGATCGTCTTCCTGTAGAACACCACTCCTTTCCCTATTTGTATTTTGTTCGTGTGCTTCTACACAACCAGGCATATTAATAATAGGCACACCTACCTGTTGTGTAACAGGTGGAGTAGGTCCTATTACCGTTGGTGCCTTTTTTAACCACTCGGGTGTGTATACATTGGGGATATCAATAGTAGATATCTCTTTAACCCCAATCTTAATCTGTGGGATATCCATGATATAGGATTATCAATTAGAAAGGAAGTGCTCCTCCAGTTACAGGTGGCAATGCCTCAGGAAGTGCTGCAGGAAGTTCAGCGTCTAGTGCTGGAATCATAGCACCAGTGATCATTTCCATTGCTTGTTCTTTTACACCGTCAATAATCTTTCCCCTATTAAGGTATACAGCAGCACCGCCACCGACGATACCTGCTACACCTAGGAAGGAAAGAACTGCTAGTGCGTTAATTACTTTTTGCATGATTACAATCGCCTTTGTTAGTGTTGTTTGAATCTGATTCATCTTTCTTCTTGCCCGTCTGGACACCGAAGGTAGCTAAAGTCGTTGTGAAGACCGAGGCTATAAAAGTTGGATCAATTTGTTTCTGAGGAATACCTGGAATTGAGACGTAGTTCAAAGTCAAGATCGCTCCGCTCCATCCAAGAATAATTACCCTGATTAGAGTAGAGACTCCTTCGTCTGCCCATTGAAATTTTTCTTTAGGCGGCTTCTGTGCTGATGTGTTGCTGTCCATATTCGGAAGGTTGCTTTTTCTTTCCGATGTTGTACTTGGATTCTAGTATCCACTCACCTTTCTCTTTATAAGAGATGATTTTAATTTGACTTAAAGGTGCGATGTCAAGGATAGAATCCTTCTTAGGAACATCTACTAGACCCCAGTCACATAACAATTGAACGATACGATTTCTCCGTTGTACATCATTCTGAGAAAGGTTTGTTTTCTTACCATCTAAGGCGAAAAGTTCCTTAAAGTGAACAATGAAGTATTGTCCTTTCTTATGCAAGATATGACATGACTGATATAGTTTCTTTTCTTTCCTAGAAGCAACTCCGATTCTAGTTAAAGTCTCTCGTACTTTTAGAAAGTCATCAGGTTCCCTAAGGGTAACCTCAACCATATCATTTTTCGTCCACGCGATTTCCTGTTCTTCGCCCATTATGTCCTCCAGTATTCAGTTTATCTTTAATATAGTCAAGTTGTTGACGAGACAGGATATCTATAACTTGCCTTGCTTTCTCTACAGAATAACCGTAGTATTTCTGAATGAGTTCAAGGTTATCAATCTTGTCCTTTTTGTCCCAAGGAGAGAAACGCTTCTTGGGTCTAACCGTATTTATAAAAAAGTCATACTGTAACTTACTTGGAAGATTTGCCCACTGATTCATCTCGTTAGCATGCATCACAGTATCAAGATGCTGTGCCATACATTTGTTAACGATATATGCTGGATACTTCTTCTCCGCCAGTGGATCTTGGTCCATCAGGTTTTGCTTGTTCTGGTTGATACTGTTCAGGTAATCTTTCAGTTGGTACATTGTCATTCCAGTGTCGTATGTTTCCTGCTATGATAAAGCAATTTGTTATTAGATAAGAGAAAAACAGAATTGTGCGTACAATGGCGATGTAGTTGTCATACTTCTCGGTCTTATCATCCGAGAAAGATCCTAACGCATATTTCCATATCTTCCACACTAGCAAAACACCGCTGTTACTGATACGATTGTTGCACCAGGATTTCGTGCTAGTGCAACGTTGCGAGCATCTTCATAGTCTTTACAGATTACTTTCTCCTTAAAGACTGTGCCCGCTTTGAATAAGGTTACCTCACAGGTCATAGTTCATTAGTACAAGTTCTTTACGATCGTGTTGATCTTTCATGTAGTCTCCTACACTTCTCATAGTGTATGTCAAATCGTATTCAGATGCAACCCATCCAGTGAATCTGTCACGAATCATTTGTGACGAGTTATATGATACAAGTTGACGACAGACGTAATTATCACAAACGTGACTAAACTTATCGTGGTCAAAGCGTTTGTGCATTTCTCCTTTCTTTCCGTACAGGTTGTCTTTGATGTCATAAGGGGGATCAAGATAAACAAATGCTTCTTTATTATCATCCAGAAGCATGGTGTAGTCATGTCCTGTGATCTGCCAATTCTGAATCAATGTCTGATAGTATTTTAGTTTTTCAATACCGCGCATTGAGAAGTTGGAGTCTGATGCTTGGGCACTGAAAGATGAACTTTCAGTAAGACCAGAGAAAGAACACTTATTAGCGACGTAAAAAGCAATAGCTCTTTCAAGGTGACTTTTCTCTCCGTCATTGATAACCTCCTTTGCTTCTAAAAACAATCCTTTTGCTGACCCCTGATCAGGATATCTACTCTTAAGTTCTTGTAACTTATATCCCAGTTTGTATCCATCATCCTGTAACGTCTTCCAGAAATTTGTAAGAGGTTCATACAGATCGTTTACCCAAATTCTAAGTGAAGGGTATTTCTGTGTAATATACAGAGCAACACTACCTCCACCAAGAAAAGGTTCACGATAGATTTTGTAAGAGGAAAGGTCGGGAATAAATCTTGATAGAGATTTTACTGCACGACTCTTGCCACCAGGATAACGAAGAGGGGTTTTCAGGGATGCCATATTAATGGGGATCGTAGTATCTGATAAGTGCTCCTGCCGCAGCGATAAGCACGATAATAATAATTAAAGTAATCAATTAAATTAGTCCTTTATAATCTGGATATACTTTATCTTTGTCAAGAAGTACACCATCTACAGATCTCAGCAATCGGTTTACTGAGTCTGACATAATACGATAACCTGTGCCAACATACAGTTGACCGATAAACACACTAATGGTCATAGCACTCCAGAAGTAATAATAGATTCTGGATTTCATTTGACGCTTACTCATTTTAATAAGTCCTCAAGTGGGGATGAATTTTTATCTTCTTCAATTATACCATACTTTCTCTTTTTTCGGTGATGTGAATTCTCTAGAGAAGTACACCAACGAAGATTATCTATACTATTGTTTAGAGGATTGTCATCCCAGTGATCTACGACAACAGTATCTTTTACAAATTGTTTCCACGCTTGAGGGATTAAAGGTTTCCCTACCATGTCAGGTGTGATAACAGCATTCCAAGTATCTGCCAATTCCTCTGGTGGATATTCATCAATAGGTCTGAACGTATTCATCATTGCTCTATGAGCACGAATAGTCATAACCTCCCATGAGGTATCTTCCAAACCGTAAGTAGAAAAACTATAGTCCTCAAAGTAACCAGTTGGAATAGTGAGGTTGTATTTAACTGATGTCTTTCTTACTTCTCCACTAGCAAACCTAGCAACTTCGTATTGTGGTTTTAGAAATTTGTTTGTCTTGTCGCTCCACAGTTCACCTTTAATATTAAACTGGTAACCTGGTACTTCTTTGTCCCTCCAGATAACAGGACGGAGGGTTTCATTGCCGAATAGATCTACGCTCATAGGATTAATTTTTTATCTTCAGGTAATGTCAGGTTGCTACCAAACATTGAATTGTATTTTTCTTGGATTCTAGGATGTACCTCTGCCATGTAAACAACATGTTTCATGTCAAGAGTAATTTCAGGATGGTCTGGATCAATAACGCTTGCCCATTGCATGAATCCAAACTGCTGACCCTGTGGCAAAACTACCAATGCATTTTTTACAGTTACAAGACCACCGCTAAAGTCAATAACGTCAGCAATAATCTCCTCCCCAGTAATAATTCTGAGTAGTTTTAAGTCAATCATTTGAATTCACACTCCATCATAATTTGTGTAAGACTTGCCAGAAGATTAATCTCCTGATCAGCAACAAACGCTGCTTTGTATTGATAGTCTGCAATGATAAGAACCATAGCAGCAATAGATTGGGATACTAGTTTTGGATATAGGGCATCGTATATCTTACGATACAACGAAGTTACATCGTTGTCAATATTCTGCGTTACCCACTTCTTAACCTTAGTAAAGTTTTTATGTTTCAATGCATCTAGAAGTTCATCAACCGATGCATCGGAGATGACAGATAGAATGCCTGTATCAATCTTACCAGTTGCAGAATATTTTTGCAACTCATTCAAACAGCGTCTCCAATCAGGGAAGAACTTTTGAATAAGTTCAGCAATGACTTTCATTTCAAACTCAACATTCTCGTAACCAAGAATCTGATTGATACGTTTGAAGAACTGTCCTGCTAGTTGCTGTTTATCTTTACCGCTTACTCCGAAGTCAACGACTGCACACCGCGAGTGCAGAGGTTCAATAATTCGGTTCTTGTAATTGCAGGTGAAGATAAAACGACAGTTTTTCTGGAACTCTTCAATGCTTGCGCGGAGAAGGAGTTGTACATCATTAGTCGTGTTATCCGCCTCATCAATGATAAGAACCTTGTGCTTGCTAGTAGAAGTAAGAGAGACAGTAGAAGCAAACGATTTTGCTTGATTGCGAACAGTGTCAAGAAATCTGCCTTCGTCTGACCCATTGATAACATAATAGTCTGCTCCAAGTTCTTCACACAATGCTTTTGCTACAGTGGTCTTTCCAATACCTGGTGGACCTGACAACAAAAGGTTTGGGATTTCACCATTGTCAAGGAAGGATTGAAAGTTAGTCTTGACATTATCAGTCAGAATACAATCATCAATTTTGCGGGGGCGATACTTCTCTACCCACAGGAAATCATTTGCCATCTTCAATAAATTTGGAGTCAATAGTGTGGATGTTATAGTTCACACTGATAATAGTTTTCCTCGTATCTCCTTTGATAGGAGGTGAACGATGTGGAAAGTGTGCAGGAAATACTACAATATCCCCTTCTTGTGCCTCTGGAGTATAACGCTCCTTCACATGGGGTATCCAGAATTCAGTTACATGTGGTTCTGGCATCTCCAAATAGTATACCATACTAAAATTAGAAAGTCCATGAGCATGCCACCCATGGGTATCTGATTCATAGTATTGCTGATACCATCCATTATACAAGGAGAAATCTCCTAGTGCATAACGTTCATGTAGTTCATGATAAAACTCGGTTAGATTTGAATGAAACAATGTAAGATAATGTTTCTCATGCAAATCTAACCCTTCATAATAATCAGTCTTTGCAATCTGGTCTTTACCTTTAACATATTCTTTGCCCTTAGAATGCTCAATACTTTTCAGTAAAGCACCCTTTATTTCATTGTGAAGAGCAAATCTATGTGTCCAGATCATGCGTTTGGTTCCAATGCAATCCAGTAACGTACGTTTTCTCCTTCAAAGAATGCTACGTTATGCTTACTCACTGTGACTTTATAATCACAAAGGAGAAGTTTCAAGTTCTCAATCTTAAAGCAATAGCAGAAGTCATCTTTACACTCACCAACTTCCATTGAGAAAGTGTTGGAGGTTTCATTCTTCTTATCGGTAACACACAGTTTCAGCATACCATTCTCACCATACAGGCACAGGTCAGGAACCTGATATACTGCTGCTGCACGTTGAAGTGACTGAAGTGTTCCTGCTTCAAGAGTAAATTGTACATCCTCAGAAGGCATCTGCAGTTCTTTATCAGGAGGTTGTACGATCACATCAGGATCAGCATAGAAGAAACGAGTCTTAGAACGACCACTACTATCACTCACAGCAAGATACTGAGAATTACTAGTATCAAACTGAGGTTGATCAAACAGACTCAAACAACCTAGGAATGAAGACAGATCGTAGATTGAAATCTGACTATCAAAAGACTCTTGGATCTCAGCAGTGCTCATAATATTTTTATTGACACTGATAGTGCTGAGTTTACTACCAGGTTTAATAACAATAGACTTATTGATACTGCTGAAGTTCTTCAGAATGTCAATAGTCTCTTTAGAAATAACGGTCATCGGTTAGGGTAATCTTCGCGGTTGTTAGATTGGTCGCTGAAATGAAGGAGCAGCAAACCATAGTGTAAAATCTTAATGATGTCACGTCGGGCAGTTCCCTTCTTATCGTAGCGAGAAGCATATTTGAGAATGTTGCTTCTACAAAATGCTTCTGCATCGCCACAGGCATCAATCAGATCTAGCGTCTGAATTTTATCAGTTGCATAGTGCTGATTGTATGTACCTGCAATGTAGTCACGAAGTTCCTTCAGAAGGGCATCTTCATTATACTTCATTATCAAAATTAGAATTCTCTTCTTGATTAGTATAATCCATTTCTTCTCCTGCGTCAACCTTTGTGTACAAATCTAGGAAAGAATTTTTAGTATCGTCATCAAAACGATTGACACAACTGGTAACTGCCTTCAAACGATCACCAAAGATCTTGTATGCCTGAGCAATATGAACCAAGCGACGAGTAGTAACGATCTCGTCTACACCACCATCGTAGAATGTTTTACGGATAGCGTTTGCCCACTTGACTAGGTTATCTGCGAACTCTGTATCGCAACCTACATTGCTGAGGATCTTCTGCTCAATCTTAGCAGTTGGATAGGATTGCTCAAAAGTGATGGGGAAACGCTCCAAGAACGCTTCGTTGAGTACGTTGGTGCCGATAAAACGTCCATCATCAGAACCCTTGCCTTTCGTGTTGGCAGTAGCAATAACCGTGAACCCTTCAGTAGGACGGACGTAACGACCGATCTTCTTGAGGAATACACCCTTGCCTTCAAGTACACTCTGAAGACAAAGAATCTTGTTAGAAGCCAAGTCCAACTCATCAAGGAGAAGAACAGCACCTCGCTCAAGAGCCTCAATGACAGGACCATTATGCCAAACAGTATCACCATTGACCAAACGGAAACCTCCGAGCAAATCGTCTTCATCAGTTTCAATAGTAATGTTGACACGAATCAGTTCGCGTCCTGCTTTCGCACATGCTTGCTCAACTGAGAGAGTCTTACCATTTCCAGATAGTCCAGTGATAAACGTTGGATAGAATACTTTAGATTTAATTACTTTATGGAGATCGTTGAAGTTACCGAAAGGTACATAGGTTTTATCTGTTGCAGGCACCATGCTCACAGTATGAGTTGCAGCAGGTGCTTCATATGCTTGCTCCAATTCTTGAACACTAAGGTTCCACTTTCCACGACCTGCTTTATATGCATTCAAACGAGCGCATGCAGTACGATAAGAAAGACCCATCTTACGAGCAACAATCTTTACTTCGTTAGCGGTTACCTCTTCTCCAAATTTCTTGGTAAGAGCGTTGACAAGTTTTTCAGTTGTTACTGGTGAAGATGGCATTGGATTTCCTGTTTGTTTATATAATTATTATAGCAGGAAATCTATGTAGGTGCAATAGGGGTGTGACAGTTATTCTACTGTCTCAAACGAACATACCTTTCTCTTTACAGTAGTTCAGAGTTTCTTTTAGATCGCCGATATGTTTTGCCCCGATTGACACTTGAGGGTATGGTGTACCTTTTCCAAACTCTGCTTCAAATGCACGTTGAGTAAAGTGTTGATTGAGTTTGTATTCCAGAAATTCGCCACCTAGTGACTTAAGTAATGATGCAACTCGTTCACACTCCTGACTTCCGTTGCTGTAAATTACTGCTGTGTACATCTGCTCCTCGTGGTAAGTGATCCTTGAACTTATCATGATTACCGTCACCAGGCATTTTACCGTACGCTACATACTGGATTGCCTGCATTGACCCTTCCAATCTTTTTAGGTCATTTTGATTCTTTACATACTCATCGTATGCACTTTGTAACTCTTGATTCCTACTAGAAAGTTGCATTGTACGATTTGTAAATCGCTGAATCAACTGTTCGTAAGATTCTACTTGTTTATTCAACGTGTACAACCCCCACCATACCTGCACCTTGATGAGGACCACAATAGAATTCGTAGTCTCCTACCTCAGGGAATTGAACATCAAACTCTTCACCAGGCATCATAGCAAGTGCATCATGTGAGAGTTCGTCATGACCATCAACAATAACATTGTGTGGTGGTAGCATGTTATTTACAAAGTGAACGGAGTCACCTGCGCTAATAGTAATTTCAGATGGTTCAAATACAAGATTACCATCGTAACCCATTTGAACATCAACTGCCCATGCGGGAGCAGCGAGAAATAGTGTTGCTAAAAAAGTAAATAAAAATTTCATTAGTCTCTTTGTCTCCAATCGTCTGGTTTGTCTCTATTAAACCATTCATTAATATCGTCAGCACCATCAAATCTTGTTTTATGTTTGGATGGGTCAGGGTCTCCGAGTCCCATCCTATTCAGAAAATCATCAGTGCTGCCCTCCTGAATATCTTGAGATGCTTGCCGACGTGCTTGACGCAACCATTCGCGAGCAGTGGTATTTGCTTTGGACATTTTTTCTGCCCAAATCATGTCATCCAGAGGAACTTCTTTTTTGTTTGCGATTTTCTTACAGATACCTTCTAGTCTAAGACGATATGCAGTAGATAGCATTTTATTCTTGAGATAGTTTATCAGTCAATTTCGCAATCTTATCATATTCTGCTATAGCAGAAGATGCTTTTGCGTTCAGTATGTCTAGAATATCTTCATAGATGATACTGATGTCAACATCATCCTCAAGATAAGTTTCTAGTGCCTCTTTTAGATATCTCTTACGAGTCCATTGAGGTGAGTATGGTTTGTAATCCATGACAATAGTGTGTTTACTTTAGAGAGTCAGTCGCAATTGAATGCTGATCTGATCCTCCGCTCTGTGTGGGTATAGGATACCCTACCATAAAAGCATTCTTAAATGCTTTTCGGAAATTCATACATGCTTGCATTTGAGTAGCAGCAAAGACATGACCCTTAATGTGTCTGTCTTCGCCTTTATAATAATACTCAAAGTCCCATCGTGTGTTCATGCAATTTGCTCCACGAATTTATTTAGGATAACTTTATTAGTCATCTTTGAACCCATGTGCTTTTTGAATGCACGAGTGATTTCTGCTGCAGTAGCATTCTCACCCTTAGATTTTACAGTGATGTCGTTAGTACCACCGCCAATGTTATTGGATGGGAAGACGTACAACTCAGTGAATCCATATTCTTTAATCGCAGCGAATTTTTGCTTTGACCACTGGTGATCATATTCTTTTGCAAGAGTATAATCAAGGTCACGAATAATGGAATGAAGATCACGCTTGTCTCCAATACGGATTCCAATCCAGTTATAGTCAGTGCAACTCTTGTAGAAATCTACAATTGTTTTTGTGGTCAAAGATGGTTCAGTATCAAGTTTTCTTGAGAAACGAGTCTCAGGATCTCTCAGAATGAACACTTTGTTATGGTGATGGCAAAGATAATCAGAGCGGAAATATGTATCATGATCATAATCACTATCACCGTGACGGTATTTATAATTCTCATAAGAAGTCTCACGAGTGAAACTTAGAGGGTTTGATTCACCGTCACTCAACATGATGATGTTGACTTTCTCAACCTTCTCAGTAGATTGGAATCTCTTTACGATTTCAGGAGTAACGATAACTGCTTCTCCAAGAGGAGTACCGCCGAGACCGTACTTAGCAGGTGTGTGGTATCCGTAGTGTGAATGCATATTCCATACTAGTGCCCAGACAGATGCCATCTGTGTCTCTAGTTCTTTCTTCTTCATCTTAGAAGAGAACAATTCAAACAATTCAAAAGATGTATTCAAGGAAAGACCATTATGTTCAATCTTGAATGTTTCACAACCCATAAGATCCTTACCACCGAATCCGCTGCTGAATGCATACACTCTGAAAGGGATGTTTACTTTCTTACAGAACCAAACAAGATTGTAAGTTTGCTTGATAGTATCTGTAAGAACAGATCCTGTAGGAGTTCTGTCATTCATAGAACCAGACCAGTCAACATACATGATGAGACCGTGGTTCTTACCATCAGGAACAATGGTTTGCTTCTTGAAGATATCATCAGTCAACTTATACTTGTACAGAGAGTTAGTGTTAAGAACACCTGTACGAGATACTGCAGCACGAGCATATTGTGATGCAGACTTTTTCATTTCAAACTGTTTTACAAGATAGTTAACAGTTTTACCGCTAGACTTCTGAAACTCTGCGTACTTTCTTTCGTTATACTTTCTCTGCTTTTCATAGTGTGACTTCATATAGTCACTGTCACCTTGACTTTCAGCATACTTTTTCGCTGCATCAAGATCTTCCATTACTTCTTTATATGGAGTGATGATCTTGTCAAGATAAACTTTAGGAGTGTTAAGATAAACCCACTCCTTAGCACTGTCATCAATCAACTTCTGCTGATTTTCAATAGATGCTAGATCAGTCTCAGACACCATCTCATCAACTTCGTAACTAGGTACGTCAAGATGAGCAGGATCTTCACCACCAATGTTGCTATCACCTTGTTCTGGTTGTTGCTGTGGTTCTTGATCTACCTCTTCACCCTCTCCTTTATCTGGAACTGGACTCTCTTCTTTTTCATCAGGAGTCACTTCGTTTGAAGGACTGGACTGAGGATTAAACTCAACATCATCTTTGCCATCGTTACCTGCTGTAGGTTGTGGCATTGAAAATGGTACTTCCTTATCTTTCTCTTCTTCTTTTTGCTCTAGATATCCTACTAGTTCTTTAGCAAGTTCTACAACATCTTCAAATGTTTCTGTATTAGCAGCACGCTTTACATATACAAGTTCTTCAGGAGTAAACTTGATGAACTCATAAGAACCAATCTTAAAGTAAAGGTTGATTCTGTCAATGAATGCCATTTTGCTGACATCGTTGCCTTTAGTTCCAAAGAAATCGCGATCGTAGAGTTCGCTGTAACCTTTGTAGAAGGACTTCTTAAGACCAGGATAGGTCTCTTTCATCATTTTCTCAATACGAGCATCCTCTAGGACGTTGATAAAATCCTTTGGAGCGCCGCTAAAGTCTGTCAAAGGTGTGTAGAGAGCATGTCCTACCTCATGACCCACTAGAAGGTCGTATACGTCGTTGCTGACATCCTTCCAGATAGGAAGAGCAAGTACACGCTTCTCAACATCAAAGTATGCAGTAGTAATCTTGCGATGCTCTACTTGAAGGTTCTCAGTAGCGAGCAGTTTTGCAAGTTGACCTTTGACTTCGGTGTTGACTGTCATTGACTCCCTGTGTTTATATACTTATTATAGCAGAGCATGGCAAGTTTAGCAAGTCAGTGTGACAGTTTTATTTGTGGTTGTAACGGTGAGGATGTTTTAGAGCATCGTTGCAGAAGAACGCGATCGGTGCAAGCATTGATGCTGACATGGTTCCTAGGATCAGAGGATGTGACCCTACGAAGGTGACTATGTTATGAATCATAACTCATCTTAGAAAAATCGTTTGTCTTTTCAAATTTAATAGTTCTCATAAATTTGTCAACAAGGATTTCACCCTTGTGAGAGATTACAAATAAGTTAGTAGTTTCAAGTCCTCTCAGAATCTTCAACAATTCTCCAGTAGAAGAGTCATCAAGGGAACTATCAAACACCTCATCTAAAATTAATAGGTTAGTAGAGGCAGAGTTCTTCATTCTTGCCACTTCTCTCCAAGTAAATAGTAATGCTAAGTCAATCTTTTGCTTCTCTCCTTCAGAGAAGGAAGAATAACTGAAGTCATCACGAAAACGAGACTTGATTACTTCATTGAATTCATTATCTAGAGTAAAATTGACGTAGAACTCCATACTTTGAAGATATTTATTGATCAAAGTATTAAAAATTGGCACATACTTATTGATTACAACTCGTTTGATCCCAGAATCTCTGAGTAAATGTGATACTGTTTGGAATTCATTAGACTCTTTGTTGATATCCGCACAACTCTCTTCAATATCGCTCAACTCTTTCTTAAGATTTTCTAAAATTTCAAATTCGTGTTGAATATTTGGACGATCTTTCTGCA